CGAAGGCGACGAATACCCTATCCCCGCCGATCAGAAACGATACATAGATAAGGTGAACGAAGAAGCGAAAGCGGTCTGTAGAACCTGCCCGGTTATCCAAAAGTGCCTAGACTACGCCTTGTCCGCTCAAGAAGCCGAAGGGGTCTGGGGCGGGACGACCTTCAAAGAGCGGGAATTACTTATCGCGGCGAAGAAGCAGACGCGCTTGAAAGGCTAAAAGCTTGACTATAAGCCAACGAAGCAAGACTAATCTTCTTCGTCTAGGTCGCCGTAATCTGCCCAGTCGAACTCTTCCATTTCCGCTATTTCCAAAGCGTCCTTGATTTGTTCGTTATCTTCCGCCTGTTGAGCGACTACCGCCCTAAAGGTCTTTTCGATATCGGCTAGAGTCCAATGAGCTTTCCAGATGAGGATTACGCCGAGAACAGTTACGATCGTGCCGAGAACAGTTCCGACGGCTATCATTCCGCCCCAGAACCAGCCTACAGGGGTAGGGGCAGAGATTCCTGCACCCGTTAGGAAGAAAGCCATAAAGATACCGATAATTCGGATACCGATGCTCTTGAGAATCTTCTTACTGCTATTCATTTAGTTTTGCTTCCTGTTCTGCGACTCGACGGCTTATGTATTTGTGAGCGTCCCAAACTTTGCCGACCGCACCGCCCTTAGTAACGTTCGAAAGCGTAAAGTGTAGGTGAACGCCGCTCGAAGCCGACCCGGTAGTTCCCGCCCCGCCCATAGAGTCCCCAGACTTGACCTTAGTTCCGACCTTCAGCGGCGACTGCGTGTTTAGGTGGCAATACATAAAGAAAAGAGTTGCGGGTTTCTGCTCTTTACCCCAAGGGCAGTTAGCGACCTTCAACTCGACAACCCAGCCAAGAATGTCCGACCAATAGTTAGCCGAAACAACTCCGTCGTTTACTGCCGGGAGTGGAGTTCCTTTCCCGAACGGGTAAATCTTCTTCTTAGTTTTCGGATCTAACCCGTTGTAGTCGCAACCCCTATGCGGGCGACCTGTTAGGCGTTTACGTTCCGGGCTTAGAGAACCGAACTCGTCAAATACTACGGGGAATGGGAGTTGCCACATTTTATAGACCTAGCACTTTCGTTAGAGCGATACCGACAAAACCTGAGAGTGAAGCTATTCCGAGTAAAGCCCAGCGGAATTGTTCTAGGACTCGGATTCGCTTTTCGTGATCGAGAACGTTCCGCTCAGTCCAAGTAATGTGATTTGGTAGGCGCTCATTTAGGATAGTTACTTCTCTAATGAGTTCTTGCGCCCAAGTTGGCACTTTATCTTCCACGCGTCGATTCTTTCTTGTATCGGGCGTAGGGGGTCAAGTTTTATTCGGGTAGAACTTCGGGTTCTAGTTCTTGCGGTGCGGGTCGCGGCTTAGTCGGTTCGCTAGGGTTATCTCCCGGAATATCGGCAGTCGGATCGGTTAGAGAGAGAATTACCTGCTCCGCCCAAGCTTCCGCTTCACCTTCAGACCAAGCAGTCCCGTCTGCCCAGTTAGGTTGATGAAGGAAAGGTTCGGGGTTTATTCCGTCGAAAAGCCAAACTGCGCCCTGTTCGTCGATCTCGTAAGTAAAATTAGGCAAAGAGCACTCCTTCCAAACCGCTCGCAGTTGTAGTTCGAGCCGTCCAAGTAATTCCGTCGGGAGAAGTTGCAATAGCCCCAGCCGAACCGCCCGAATTGTAACCAACTAGAACCCAGTTACCCGCGCCATAACTTATATCACGAACAATCATATTCGGGATAGTTCTTGTCGTCCAAGTAATGCCGTCGGGTGAAGTCATAACCGCAGTCGAAGCACTTCCAAAATTGTAAGCAAAAATCAAGCCGTTTGCTCTACGAAAGCCGCTAACTGTAAATCCAGCAGTTGCCCTAGAAGTAAAAGTTCCGCCGTTAGCAGAGCTAAGGATCGCAGTTGAGTTAGAAACTAAAAATTGTGTATCAGTTGCCCAAACTTGAGTTGCGTTTGTTATAGAGCCGTCGTCAATTAGCCAACTCGCTCCACCATTTACGCTTGTGAAAACGTCGCCACCAAAGTTCGCGCTATAGATATAGCGGTTACGAAAAGCAGAACCCTTATCGCCTACAACCGCAGAGCCGCTTGCGCCACCGAAGAGTTGAACATTTCCGATTCGTTGCCACCTGTTACTTGTATCGAAATCTACAAATTGTCTATCTTCAGTAAAAAGACCATTTCTACCCGATCGCTGATTAGGTGGGCTGAACTGTTGCGTCCAAGTAGAGCCGTCTGCCGAAAACCAGTTACCACCGCCCGGCGCACTTCCGTTGTTCGTAAAAGTAGACCAAGTTCCACTAATAGGATCACGATCGACTAGACCAATACCCGAACCACCACTTGTTCGGGTAGTCCAAGTAATGCCGTCGGGTGAAGTAACAATGCTTGAATTGCCAGCGGCGACGAAAAGACCGGGAGTAGAAGAAGCACCTGCGCTAGTGCGCTGGAACTTATCGAAGGTAGAAAGCCCAGAACGAAGAACTGTAGAAACAGCCATAAACTAACCCCTTAAGAGATCTGAGAACCGAAAAGGCTAAAGCTTAGGTTTGCGCTACTTGCGTAAACAGTTACTACGTCCGTCGCCGCCAAAGTAATACCAAGAGTCAAGTTAGTAGCGTCGCTAGCCGCTATAGCAGTATCGAAAGCGATATAGTGCTGATTCACGATCGAAGCACCCGCAGGGCGAATAGCAATACGAAAAGTCGCCGCAGTCGCCGCCCGGTTCGCAATAGTAAGAGTCGAGATAACAGTCTGCGTTCCCGCAGGGCTAGTGTAAACGTCCGTATTAGTAGTTGCTGAAGGTGCTGACTGAGCTAGAACTCTGTAAATTGTTGGCATTTTTTATGCTCCCATTAGTAGAAAATTGTCGAAACCGCCGCCGCCGCCTAGATCAGTCCAAGCAGTTCCGTTGTAGACCTGAGCTTGCTGAGTAGCGGTTAGATAACTAACCATTCCAGCGGAAACCGCAGTCCCAAGAGCAGAACTCCTAGCCGTCGAAGAAGCAAAAACCATAACTGTTTGATCCATTAGATAGCCTTGAACGTTCGCGGCAGTTAGGACTTCTCCAGCCGTAAAGACTTTGCGACCAAGACCGGGCAATTGGGACTCCTTAGAAACCTAGAACGTTACTGCTACTATCTAGCATACCAAATACAGGGTCGTCCAAAACTAGATAGGTTAGATCGACTGTAGCCAGACCGAAGTTCACGATATGTTCGCCCGCGATATCGACTGAGTGATTTAGGCGGATAATCTCGGCGTAGCGGACGATCGCTGGCGGTAGGTTCGATGGCAAGAACGTAACCTTTACTACCGATCCGAGTTCGAGTCCGAGAATCTGATTCTGCTGGGTAGAAGTAAGACTGTTTAGGCGGACATTTAGAGAGTCGAACCTGTATTGCGGTTGCGAGTATTTTGAAGCCAGATAAGTTGCGGTATCGGTGAGCTGAGTATCGTCATTTAGCAGAAGGTCGTCAAGCGTTAGGTTGTAGATTCCATAAGCGTTCTGGGAATCGGTATCGTTAGCGATAACCTGCGTGTTAGTAATCACCGAAGAAGCGACGATCTCGTTAGCCAAATCTTCCGACCCATACATAACCACTAAGTCTTGATAAGGGATACCCGTTCCTGTATTCGACAACTCGATAAGCCCGACCGAACTAGGCGCAACTGTTCGATCCTGAAAAGTCGCTTTCCCGTCCTTAGCGATAAAGAACCGCCCAAGCTCAGACTGCTCGACCTTCTGAATGTAGGCAAGTGCGCTAGTCCCGTCCGCGATTACGTCCGCACCTAGATAAGCCGACCCGGTATCTATCTGGCGGTTCTCTGGCGACCATTCAACAAAAGGACTATCGAGAACGGCGTTCACTCTAGCCCCCGAAAACTGCGGGGTAGCGGTCGAAGCGGGCAAAGTCTGATTCGTAAGCTCGGCAAAGCCGTCCGAAGTAACAAACGAAGCAACAGCGTCGCCATTAGAAGAGTAAGCAAGATTCCAGTCGTCTACCGAACCGAAATACTGAATAACGTCATTAGTCCAAATACGAACTTGCCGTTTAGGAATAATGTTTCCGAAATAAGGCGACGCTTCATAAGTAGGGTCATAATAGCGATTCTGATTATTCAGTTCGACGACCGCTTCACCCGAAGAGAAGTTACCGATATCATTAGCCTTACCGCGTCGAATCTCGAACCCGGTCACGTCCGAAGTAATGTCGATAAAGATAGTTCCGCCGAGAACCCAGTCTGGATCGTCAAGCCGACCCGCAACGGGGTCGTCAAGAACTAGGAATGGTCCACCCGCACCCCGCAGGTCGAACCCGATTTCGACTTTCTCAGTAGGCATTAGACCAAAGCCACGTTCGATCGGTTGTATTTGTTTAGTTCGGCTTGAATAGCTTGACCTACCGCCTTGCCGTCCGTTCCAAGACCTGCCCGGACGTTGATAGTAATAGTCTGAGCGCCCTGACCCTGCGTATTACGAAGATAGTTGCCCGCAAGTCGTCTAGTAACACTACTGTTCGCCCCAGCGACCCCTGCGTTACCCGCCGCTATATCCGAAAGACTAAAAGTAATCTGCTCGAACTCCTGAGAAGGCACTTTTAGATTCGTGATCATAGAGTTAAACGTCGAAGTAAACGCGTCCGCGAGCGCGGTCGCCGCGTCCACTAACGCTTGCTCTTGGCTCATAAGACCCGCCACAAGCCCGCCAGCGACTTCCACGCCGTTATTGAACATAACTAGGGCGGTATCTTCCGCTATGGCTTCTCCGACCCGCTCAAGCTCGGCAAACAGGTTATTGAGTTCGCCTACAGTCCCCGCCCCGCCCTTGATAATCTCGGCGGCGGTAGCAGACCCCGCTTCCAACCCTGCGTCTACGATCTGCTTATACAGGTTCTTATCAAGACCAAGTTCCCTAAGTTGCTTCAACTGAGAAGCGAACTCTTTGCTCCGAGTTACTACGTCGGTAAAGTTCGAAACTAGGTTGCCCGTTTCCTGATTCACTAACTCGGTGATCGAAGCGAACCCACGAACCGCGTCCTTTACGTCCCCGATAAGAGCTTGAGCAAGACTGCGCTTAGAAGCAAGTTCGTCCCTTTGGCGGGCAATAGCAGTTAGGGCTTTACGCTCGGTCGCAACATAGTCGAGAAGGTTCTTCCCGGCTCTAGCGATAATCGTTCCGTTACCGATTCCGTTCTGAATAGACTCGGTAATTGCGTCGAAACCGCTAGTGGCGGTCTGCTCGAACTGACCGATCTCACGCCCTAAGTCGATAAGCGGTTTTACGCCTTCACCAAGAGCCATAAGTTCTTTAGAGAACTCGGATAGGGCTTCGGTTTCCTTTGCTAAAGCTTCTGCGACTTCCTGAGCCGCCTTCTTAGCCGCGTCCGCAGATTTCTTAGTTGCGTCCGAAACTTTCTTTACGTTCTTTATGATCGGGTCGGTCGGGGTAATCGGTGAACCGAAAAGACTTCCCGTAATGTCGCTTTTAGTCGCCGCCTTAGCCGCTTCTGCTTGCTTTTTGTAAATGTCGTCTACGAACTTGTTATACCGAGTGAAGAAGCTACCAAATGGTCGGGCTAGGAACTTATCGAACTGACCCGTAAAGAGATAACCCAAGCTTTCGCCCGTATCCGCAACCGCAAAAGCGATCTGGGAAATACCAATAACCGCACTACTCGCAAAGTCAAGAAGGGTCTGGAAAGCGCCTTTACCCGAAATACCCTTGAAAAGTCTGTCGAACTGATTTATCGTTTCGCCGATAGCAACAGTTAGATTCGAGAACCCGGTCGTAAAGTCTTTAGAAGAAACTAACTCGGCAACATTCTCGATATACGGGATAAGAAGCTTGCCCAAAGACTCTGCCGCTTCGTCCGTAGCGACTTTGATACGGGCAAAAGGGTTCTGCTCGGCGGCAATTTTAGCGGCGTTCGCAGTCTTATCCGCAAGCGCACCCATAAGGTCGCTAGCGCCCCTAATCTCTGGGACTAACCGGGTAAGAGAAGTGAACTGACCGCTTTGCGCTTTAGCAATAGCATTAGTAGCGGTTTCAAGACTGACCTGCTTATAGGCGGCTAGATCGGCGGCAAGACCTAAAAGACTCTGAGCTTTAGCAACGTCCCCCGTTACCGCCGCGAGCTTGCCGAGTGCAGGGCGCAACTGATCGTCGGCTATTGCGACACTTCTCGACATAGAAGAGATAAACTCTTCGTTCGCTATAAGAACTTCGTCGGTTGCTTGAGTCGTATTGCGTAGAGTGTTAGCAAGAAGAGCGACTGACTTAGAATCTTCGACGGCGGCTTTCGCCATATTCTTTAGCCCGTTAGTAATAGCCGCCAGACCCAGACCCACGCCCAGAGAACCGATAGTGCTTTTTAGACTTTTACTAAGCCCGCCAAAAGCCTTTTGAGCGTTCTTTACGCCCTTCTGATCGAACTTCGAAACAATTGGGACAATGACTGCCATTTAAAATAATCTCCTAGAAGCTATTGCCGCGAACTGATCCAATACCATTCTAACTTCCGCCTGAACTGCGGGTAGGCTCTTGTCCGCCGCCTTCCAAACAATTCGAGAAGGCTTACTGCCGAAAGCGTAGTTTAGGGCGGAAATAAACGCCGCACCCTGCTTCGTTCTTGCCCTTTGCGCCGTATCCGCTATAGCAACCGACGGGGCGTTTACTTGAATCTTCACTAAAGAAGTTACGTTCGCTTGTCTTGACCGGGAAGATTTGAAGTTTATAGAAACCGACTTAGCAGGAACTCGTTTTCTTTTGTAATTTACAGAATTATTCCAAGAAGTTCGTCCGTTGTGCGTAAAGCCGTCTTTGCTTCGACCAGCAAAAGGCGACGTTGAAGGAATCGCATTTACTATCTCGGCTTGAAGTTTCTTAGCGGGCTTCTTAGCTTCTGACTGAAGTTGTCTGACCAGCGTAGGCTCGATAGCCTTCAGTCGCCGCATAAGATCCGGGACGTTCGAGTAAATAATGTCTGCCATTACCGCTTACTCATTTCGTTTGCTTTCCAAATAAGATATCGCCCCATAGTCCAAAGCATTCTGTCCGACTGCTCTAAAAGGACACTTGGAGCGATACCTGTTTCGCAAGCTAGGCTGGCGATAAACCAATGAGAACTATCGTCGCCTAGCCCCTTTATTTTGGGTCGGCGACTTCACTTGCTCCCACAGATTCGACTGATTCGAGCCAAGACTCAAAATCGAGAGTAGTTGCCTTCGTGCGGAACTCGGCGGCGTGAACCAAGAACAGAAGATAACTTATCTTCATATCTTCTTCGATCTTGCTCACCGAAATATTGAAGTGATTCTCGAACTTGACTAGATCGCTAGCCGAGCAAACTACTTCTTTAGTTTCGCCGTTTAGAAAGGTAACGCGTAGGGTTATTCTCATTTTTGATTAGTCCTTATTAGGTTTATAGACCAGCGGTCGAGCGGGTGATCGCCCCGACAGTCGGAAGAGTAACGTCGAACGTCTGTAGATCGCCGACCGCACCCGAAATCGGAGTGTATTGCGAGATAAGAACTGTCGCGGTGTAAGCCGGGTTAGTCGCTGAAACTGCGGTAGCGTTCGGGCGAATAACAACAGTTCCTTCAGTTCCGATTAGCGGGAACAGGGTTGCGTCCACCGAACCTGCGCCGAAGTCCTGCTGGAAGTTCAAAGTAACCGAACCGCTCTTTAGACCAGCGGCAACTTCTCTCCAGCCGTTAGAACCGAGTGAAGTCTTGTCGATCTCTTCGACAGTAATCTCAAGCGAAGCGCCAGCCAAGCTTGCCGATAGGTCAGTTCCGTTTAGACTGACGTATCTTGATGTAACAACTACTTTTGGCATTTTTTTCCTTTTTTAGTCAGCCTGAACGACAACGTTGAACTCTGCCGCTAGGTATGTTGTTTCACCGATAGTCGTTGCGCCGTAGTTTCGCATATCGGTAACCACGACGGCGTAAGCCACGCCGCCGAGAGTCTTATCTGATTCTATCGCACGTCTGATAGACGAAGTTCCGCTAGCCGAGCAATACTCGTCCAGAGCGTTCTGTGCGGTGCGAGCGTCTGCTCGACCCACTACTAAAGTGATCGTGAAACTGTATTCGCTAAGTGCGTTATTGAAAGCCCGGTGATAATTTATGCCCGCAGGAACGATAAGGGCAAAGGGCGGGTTCACTAACTCCGGGAGAGTAGCCGAGCTTCGAACGTTAGCGGTAAGAAGATTAGCGGCAAGACCAGAACGAATAGCAGAAATAGAAGCCATTAGGCGAACTTCACGATCCTATAAGGGTCTACCAACTGAGCAACGTCCGGGTCGATTCTTGCGCCCACTCGGATAAAGCCCAGATCAGGCGACGAAAGAACGCCGAGCGGGGAGTCTAGGCGCTTGAAGATTCGGCTTGACTGAATAATGGTCGCTTGCTTGATAGCGATAGGGACGGCAGACCAACCCCAAACGCCCGTAACCTTCACTAAGGCTTCTCCACCCCAGATAGGGAATGTGTAGTCGCCGATAGCTCTAATGGCATTAGAAGGCACTACTAGCCCGTCTACACGCCCGTTTAGTGGCTCTAACTGATAGTCGTCCGCTTGCCAAACAATGTCGTAAGTTCCGTCGGCAGAAGTGTCGGTCGCTACCTGCGTAATCGTTATTGCGTCGTCTATGTTAGTTAGAAAATCGTTAGTCGCGGTGAAATAGCGAACGGCAGTCCCTGCGTTGTAGAAGCTTCGGGCGGTATACGAATCCATTAGTCGAGAAGCCGACTCGATCGCCATTTCTAGCAAAGAATCGTCGAGATTATCCCCGATACGAAGGGCGGCTTTGACTTCCGCTAGGGTTGCGTATCCGTTAGTAATTGCCATAAACCCATTCTATCTGATTAGCGGTTTAGCAATTTAGTAAGCGTCGGCAACCAATGATTCTGCCAAACAACTTCCGAATCGAATTGTTTAGCGAACTCGACTGACTTCTTTGAAACTCCACGCTCGGCTTTATACGCTTCTTCAAGAGCCGCGACGATCGACGGGACTAGCGGGACTTGCCAGAATGACGACTGCGAAGCGTCCCAAGTAGGTTGCCCTTCGACTAGCCAAGAGTCGTCGGAAACTAGGTCGGGGGTAGCCGCCCAGTTAGACCCGATCACCCTGCAACCTGCCGCTTGTGCTTCGATAGTGGGAACTCCGAATCCTTCTCCGAAGGACGGCGCAAGAAATACGTCCATAGCCGAGTAAAGCCCTGCTAGGTCGGTATTAGAGATTCCGTATTTATAGTCGATAAAAGGCGGAAATAAAACTGCTTCCTTCGGGATTCCGAAAGCTTGAATCATAGTGATTAGATTCCAACCGCCCGCAGTCCCTAACGGGTCGGTGTGAAGATAAAGAACTGCGTCCGGGTGCGACTGCCTAAAGATAGAGAAAGCGAGCAGGTTCTCGCTAAAGGCTTTCCTATGAATCAGACCCGAAGCTTTATTCGCTGCGTTCATACCGATAACGAACTCGTCCTTTACGCCGAGATAGTCCCTGCCCGGTTGCCCGCCGATCGTTGCCGTCGGCTTGAAAACCTTAGTGTCTACAACGTGCGGGACATACTCGCACTCGATACCCTTCGACTCCATTTGGCGAACCCCGAAAGGACTCATAGCGATAGGGGTAACGTTCTCTTTCCGCAGGAACTCTTCAACTAAGGGCGGCATAGTTACGTGATCGAGTGGAGTCCACCAAGCGACCGGGTGCTTATCCCAAGCTTTACCCTTGATAACCCAACAGTCATAAAGCCCCATAAGCAAGTCGGGCTGATCGGGATTTAGCGACTTCCAGTGAGCGTGATTCATAGGGGTTACGTCGTTCGAGTAAGGGTCATTACCCCGCGCATAGTGCGGAATCTCCCCATAGGCGGTTTTATAGGTCGATCGATTGCCTTCAAGCCCGTAATTGGACTGAGCGGCTACATCAAGCCCCGCCCGCTTCATTTGCTCGATAAGCACCTGAGCTTGCACCCCATAGCCCGTCGGTTGTCCCGGACTATTCGAGTAGAGCGTTACAGTTCCCTTTAGTTTCTGCGTAGGTTTAGTCATTACTCAAGCATAGCGAAAACCCCGCCGTTTCAAAGGGCGGGGTTCTCTTGTCGGTAACTAGGGGGAAACCGCTATAGAAGCGTATCACAAAAACCGAGCAAAGGTAAACCCCGCAAGCCTACGCACTTACGGGGTCTACCAGTCTAGAACTAGGTTCTAAGGTTTAGCTTGCGCCACCCTTGAAGAAACCTACGTGGCTAGGAATAGTCAAGCCACCGCCGACGCGAACAGTTCCCCTGAAGGTCGTAACGTCGGTGTTGAACGCGTAGTCCGCTGACTGAGCGATCTGGATTCCACCTGCGACGCGAACCTTGTATGAAGGCAAGTGTCCAAATAGAACTGACTTTGCGCCAGTAGCAACCGCTGGGACTGCAGGGTTCTCGTAAACCGGGTAGCCGAGCAACTGTGCTGGCTGACCATTTACTGCGTTGTCTAGCCAGATGTAGTTACCTGCGCCGTCCTTTAGCTTGCGAGCCGCTGCGATACCTGACTTCGACATCTGGAATCCAAGACCCGGCAACACGCGAGCGCCGTCGGCAATTCCATATACCAAGTCGATTAGGTTCTCGTAAGTAGCCGCACCTGCAACTCCTGTGCCACCTGTAACAACAGAACCTGCTGAAGTAACTAGACCAGCAGTTCCAGTTGTTAGTTCGGTGTTCATAGCAATACCGAGTGAAGTTCCCAACTGCTGGGCGATATATGCGGTGATGTCGAACCCTGCGTCTGCTACTAGCTCGTTAGCGACACTAACTAGCGCACCGAACTTCGTAGCTCCTAGAGTAATGCTTGCGAAGGTTGGGTTGCTTTCGCCAATTGCCGAACCTGCCGCAGTTGCGGTCGAACCAGAAATTGCGGTTGCGGTTGGGATAACCAAGTTCTCGCCAGAAGTTGTGTTGAAAACTTCTGAAGTCTGAAGCATTGGACCAACTAGAGTTGCGATCTGGAAAACTTGGTCGTAAAAACTCTGACCTACTGTGTTAGCAGAAGGCACTAGAGCCGCGCGACGTGAGAACTCAGTTCCGCGTGATTCACCGCGAGCGATCGAGCGCAAAAGGTCTGCGTCGGTAGTCGAAGTTTCGGTGGTAGGGGTGAATGAAGCCGCCGCCTGTGCCGCTTCAACCGAACGCTGGGCGACTTTCTGTGCGGTAGCGATAGAAGCGTCCGCTGAAGCAATGTCGGCTTCGATTCGGTCGATCTTCTGTAGATCTTCGGCAGATAGTCCGCGCTTCTCAGTTTCAGCAAGGTCGAGAACTTCTCGCATTTGTGAAACTAGGTTGTTGCGAACGTCTGCTTGAGCTTTGATGAACTCAGACATAATGTTCCTTTGTTAAATGGATTAGGGATTCTCTGCCGAGCAGACTCAGAACAGAACAGGTCGAGCAGACTCAGAACCTATAAACAATTCTAAATGGTGGGTGTAATGCGGAAATTGGTGGACTAGCAGAGAATCGAACTCTGGTCTTAGTCGTTCCCATTTAGGGTCTTAGCGACTAATCGAAACCATTACCTAGCCCGGATAAAGAATAGCACCGAGAAAAGAAAACCCCGCTAGACGAAAGGGTTAGAAAGTCTAGCGGGGGAACTCGCCGAGCGATTAGCGAGTTTCTTCTACGGCTTTCACACGAGTTTCTTTAGTCGCGGTAGCCGAGTTCTGAATAGCGTCGATAAGATCCTTGACCACGCCGACGCTAGGGTCGCCAGCGATCTCTTTGATAAGTTTTACCGCTAGTTCGATTTCATCTTTCGTTGCCATTAGATTCCTAACATTAGTAGATCGAGTTTCTTCTTCTTCAGCGCCAAAATGTCGCCTTCGACTTCTTGAACTTCTGGAGTCTTAGTAAGTTTACCAACGACTTCGGTAACTAGATTTGCTTGCTCGGCTTCTAACTCTTCTCCGAGTTCGAGCTTTAGCAAAGCGTCTGCGAGAGTGTCTGCGTCGATACCGCCTTCGAGTGAGCGAACCGAAGTTGTCCCGGTCGTCGAACTATATGCGGGAAAGGCGACTAAAGATACTTCGTGGAGCGAAACTCGGTTTAGGGTTCGGACGTTGCCCGTCTTATCCCAAGAGTCGCCACCCTGCGGAACAGTAAAGCCAAAGCTCATAGCCGAAACGTCGCCACGCTTGAGAAGAACCGACGCGTCCCGCCCAGCCTGTGTGTCCGGGAGAGAAGCGATAGCCTTTAGCCCGAAAGAATCTTCGACAAGGCGTAGAGTCCCCGCCCTAGTCGATCCGAGAACGATACCCGTATCGTGATTCCAAAGAAGCTTTATGTCGTTCCTAGACTTTAGGCTCTTCGAGAAAGCGCCCGGTGCGATACGTTCGATAAAGGGTAGTGGGCTAGAATCCGAGTTGAAAACCGCCGCATAGCCTTCGAAGGTCATTCCGTCGCCAGTTTCCCGAATCTCGAACTTCACGTCGGCAGTTCGGGTTTCAGCGTCGCGGTTAGATCGTCCTTCGTCCGCTACGCCTTCAAGTTTCGACTTTATAGCGTAGGCGGCGTTTAGCCATTTAGTCCGGGTAGGGATAACCATAGACTCGGTTAGTTCTGGGAGTTCTTCGGGTTCGACCAGCGGGTCTACCTTCTTGAGATCGGCGATAGGGACAGTAACAGTTAGCCCGGTCGATTCCCAACTTCTATCTTCTTCGTCGTAGATAAGAACCTGAGCAGAATCGCCTTCAAGAGCTACAACTTCGCCAGCATAGGCTTCAGTCCCAATGAGCCAAGCAACAAAGTCGCCGACGGCTAGTTCGTCTGGGAGAGCGCGGGTCTGTTCGATCATACGTTCGCTTTCTTCTTGTTCTCTAATTCTAGCAACCACCGAGTCTGCGTAATCTTTTGCGCGTCGAGCGGCGGTCTTGCTTGGTCCGCTACCCCAGAGCAAGTGAGCGACTACGCCCGCCGAAGGATAGTTGTCTGAATTAGGGTTTGCGTCGGGACTATCTAGGTCTACTAGGTGGCGGGCGATCCACGCCGCTATTCGAATCCATTTGTCGTCGGAAACTTGACCTTCTGCCATTAGTCGAGCTTCTCGGATAGTGCGATCCACTATGCCGTCGCCCGCTAGTCCCTGCTCGTAGTATCGGAGTCCCTGTCTAGCCGCCGCTCTCATATAGGCGGGGGCTTCCTGATTTATCGCACGAACCGAGTTCTCGTCCGGGAGAGCAACAGGGTCAGTCGCTTTTAGACCGAGCGAGCGGTAAGCCGCTAGAGCGTCATAGTTATTCTCGACGACTTCGATAATGTTATAGGTTTCGAGAAGTTTCTCAGCGGTTGCCCGCTTGTATTCGGTCTGATCGTCGCTAGAACCGGGATTCATAATTAGACGGGTATAAGAAACCCCTAAATCGTCTAGGGTCTGCCTAGTGTCCGCTTCGTCGTCTACTGACCTGCCCGTAACTATGAAAAGAGCCGCGTCGAGCGACTGAAGATAATCATAGGTTTTGCGTATTAGAGAATTACCACGAATAAGAGTGTCGTCAAGATCACTAATAACAATAGGTTCGCCCGATTCATTTCTCTCTCCCATAAAAGGTTCGTCGTCGCCAAGACTTATAGCGACTGCTTGAGCTATAGCCGAGTCCTTTGTTTCGTGGCAACCGAAAACTTCGCCGCCCTGATCGACGACCGCCCAACCTGAGCAGTCTGCCGATTCGTCCGTAATGTAGTAAGGCATTAGACGGGAATCCTTAGAAAACTAACCACGTGTCCCGCCGACTCGGAAACTATCCATAGGCTTTGTCCCGGAAAGATAAGGAAGTCTTGAGTGCTTGACTTGTCGATACCGAAGCCGTTTAGAAGGCTGACGTTCCCGTTACCGACATAAAGGGTCTTAGTCGATTCTTCGTTGTGAATATAAATACGAATCGGAGATACTCCTGAGCCGTCTACTTGAACAGGGGTAGTTCCTACAGTTATACGCCCGGACTCGATAGGCAAAGTCATTAGTAAACGCTTTCGGGATCTTCTGGGTTTATCTGAGCGACCGACTGAAGTTGCGTCGAAGGAAGCCCTGTGTGAATAATCGGTGGCAGACCGAGCTTTGCTAGAACGTCGGCTGGGTCGAAGCCCGCGTCGGTAAGAGTCTTAGCCATAGTTACCCGTTGTTGTTGCTCTACTAGGTTCGCGGCGGCTAGATCGACGTTAGCGAGTGGGACGCGGTAAACGCTTCCGCCGTTTACAGGTGGCAAATCTTCGAAGCGTCGAACGTCGTCTACTGAAAGCCAGCCCGTTAGAAGCGCAGAGTTATAGGCGGTAGTTCTTGAATTGAAGTCGCCACGCATAAGCCCGTCTACATTGAACTTAATAAACTCTCCCGGTGCGAGAAGTTTCGAATAAGACCATTCGACCTTTTCTATGTAGGGGCGCAAGCAGTGCGTTACGAACTGAATCGCATTCTGCTCCACGCTTGCGTAACTCTGGGTGCCGGGAATGCCCATCATAGAAAGCGGAATGTTGAAAGCTCTCGCAATTTCTTCGACCGCAAAGCGTCGGCTCTCTAGGAACTGTGCCGCGTCATTGTTTACAGTTGTCGTCTTGTAAGTTGCGCCACCCGTTAGGATTCCCGTTCGGTGCGCTTTCCTAAAGCCTTTATGAGCTGAGTCGAATCCGTCGCGCAATTGGGCGGCTTGGTCGGGTAGCAGGTTGCCCGGATACTCGATAATTCCCTGAGTAGTCGCACCCTGACCGAAGAAGCGGGCGGCGAAAGACTGAAGAGCCGAAGCCACGCCTAGAGCTTCTTTTAGTTTCTCTACTCGGCTAATGCCTTTGATAGCGCCCGGTTCGAGAAGGTCGGTTATGTGAATAATGTCGTCCGAAGTAAGCCCGTTAGGTTCGCCGTCATAAGAGAAGATTTTGCGACCGATAGCCGAACGCGTAACAGTAACCTTCGTCGGATCGAGAACTACTAGGTTTACTACTTCCCCAGAGTTGTTCCTGAAAACTCTTGTATAAGAATTGCCGTTCACCATTAGGGAAACTAGGACTTGCTGGTAGTGAGCCGAGCGGCTTGAGTCGATATCGGGCTGGTCTACCCAAGCAGGACGATTAGTTAGGTAAACCCTTTGACCGAGTTCGCGGCGGTAAGCGCCGAGCGGTAGTGTCGAGATAGTGTCGCTGATTAGGCTAACCGCTGAGAAGAAAGCGACGATCTCGAAAGCAGTCTTAGGGTTGATAACTGTCCCGGACTGATTCTGAATCTCTAGGTCTGAGCCAGCGCCCCAAACAGTCTGAAAACTAATCGCTCGACCTTCGAAGAGATTACCTAGCATTTATTTACTTCTTTCTAAAGCCAAGCCGAAAAGCGTTAGCCCAATACCTGCCACGATTAGACCTGCGGGCGGAAAGATAAAGCCAGCGCCTAAAGCGATAGCGACTAAGCCGAGAGCTTGCGTAAGAGTAGCTAACATACCTGCCTAAGAGTAGAACTGCGGGATAACTTGTTCTTCCATTCTAGCCGACGCTCTGTCGTATGCCATAAGTAAAGCGATCGCATTATCGACCTTGAGTTTCGGTTGGCGATAGTCCTTTGTAATTCTTGCGCCACGAGCGTCCATTTTGAGAACGCAGTTATCTATGTGCCTTGAGAGCGACGGGTCGCCATTATGCACAAACTTTACATTTTGGATAGCGTCGTAAAGTTTCGAAGTTGCGGGGACAGTTCGTTCTGGGCTATTCCGATACATTACGACCGGGATTCCCGATTCCTGCCAGAGAAGAAGCTCGTCGAACCAGTAAGACGGGTCGCAAGCCATTTCCTTTATTCGCGGAAACCTATTCACAAAGTCCAGAAGCCAAGCGGTTACTTCGTCCTTCGATACTCGCCAAGAGTCGTCGTCTACCGCAAAGTTCTTTTCCCAAGAAGCCGCCCGAATGACTCTGAAGGGTTGCCCTTCTTCTTTCGGCAAGATAACCGCCACGATCGAAGTCGAGTCATTATTCCAAGAGCCGTCGAAGCCTAAAACGTATTCGTCGTCTGGGGACATTTCGAAGTCCCGTTTGAGATTCTCCCAAGCGCCCGCAGGAAGCCACGCTTGTTTCTGGCTAACCCATTGATTAAGTCGTTTAGTTCGGAACTCGGCTTCGGGGGTGCGCCTAACTGCGCTCTCGAAGTCTTGCTCGGAAACTAAATCGTTGAAACCCGGATTTGCTTTAGCCCATTGAGCCGGGTCTTTGTGATCGCCTTCGGGGTCGGCTTCCCACCAAGCCATAAAGAAAGAAGGGTCGTCTACTTCCCCGCTAATTATCTTCTTGCCGTAGTTGTAAAGCTGATAGGCGATAGAATCTTCGCCCGTAGAATCCGTCTTAGTTCCCGCAGTTGTGATTGCTACCAGTTGCCCGATCTTGCCACGATTACCCATAGCCAAACTGAAAACGTCGAATAGGTCGCGGTTCTTATGAGCGTGAAGCTCGTCGAGAATTACTCTGGACGGGTTCAAGCCTTCCTTCGAATAGGCTTCCGCAGAAACCACCTTGAAAACTGAGTTAGTCGAAGGGACATAGATCGAGTCCTTATAGATTTGAACTAACTCGCTGAGTTCCGACGACTCGACCATTCTCTTCGCTTCATTGAAAACGATTCTTGCTTGTTCCTTCTCGGCGGCGACCGCAATAACTTCTCCACCGCCAATACCTTCACCGAGCAAACTGTAAAGACCAATGGCGGCAGAAGATAAGCTCGACTTCCCGTTCTTTCTGGGCATTCCAATAAGGCAAGTTTGATGAACTAGCCCGCCCTGAGAATCTCTCGCATAAACCCGGCGCAATAGTTCCTTCTGCCAGTCCCGAAGGCGTAGCGGTTCGCCCATAGCCCCAGCGATTCCGTCTTTACCGATAGACCCGAACGCTTCAGCGAACTCGACGACGTAATCGCCGTCGCCAGCCAACATATCGGCTTCGCTAACTGGAGTTAGCCACGTAGGCGGGAAACTACCCACGATCTGCTTTACGGGCTAACAGTTCTTCGAGTTTCGTCTGCTTCTTCACTTCCGCCACCCCAAGACGACTTCTATCAGTAGGGCTAAACCCAAGCAAAGAAAGATTCTCCACAATAGCCCGCTCCAACATACGAAGAGCTTTACGATCTTCGTTCTCACCTTCAGACAAAACCTTCTCCCTAAGCCAAACCCGTTCGTCCATTTGCTCGCAAACAATAAGCAAAAGATCTACGTCCGTCGAAGGACTAATCCAAGAATGAGCCATAGACCAAACCCGATCCCAAAGCTCAAGCCCAGCGGCAAGCAGTTCGCGGCTAGGTTCCGGGATAGCCGAAACCGCTGGCAAAAGAATTACCGAGTTCTTATCGGGCAAAGCCCGCTTACCCGGATTACCAGTAGCCCGCTTTAGCTCGATCGGCTTAGGCGGTCTGCCCATAGTCGCCATAATCAAAAGCCCTTCTCACGCGTAGGTTCATAGCAAAACAGTAGCAGACCAAACTCTGACTTTCGCGGATAGACGAAAGGAAGGGAGTTCGGGGTAGAGTTCGTGGTAGTTCCCTATCTTTGACCCGCCCCCCCGAGTTGTACGGGTGGGGCTAGAGTGGGTTTCTGCGGGCTTTAGAGCGGTTTTGAGCCACGTTTAGCGTTACAGGCTCGGTGCGCGGGGGCTAGTTGTTGAATGGCTATAACGGGCGTAGAAGGCGTTAGGTGGTCGGCTTCGATTTGATCGCCCGGTTCGAAGGGTTTACCGCATAGGTGGCAGACTGTAGCGGTTGCTCTAACTATTTTGGCTAGGCGTGAGTAAGCACCCGAATACTGACCCGTTTCTTTCTTACGTCGATCTCTTCTAGCATTCCGCTCTTGCTCTACCTTTTGGGCGTGTTCGGGACAGCGGCTTCCGTTAGTGGAGAGTCTCCCGCAGGTTAGGCAGGGTTCGGGTAGGCGGGGCATTAGTTTCTTTTCTTTATTGTTTGTTTCGGTCGGTGGAGTAGTAGCCTGTGCCGTTGAACTTGATTCCGATTCCGCCGATTACTTGGCGTAAAGGTTTAGAGCATTCCGGGCATTCGGTGGGTTCGTTGTCGTCGAAGATCGAGCGGACTTGTTCGAGCTTATGCCCGTTCTCGCAGACGTATTCGTAGAGCGGCATTACTTTCCCTTTATCTCTAGCAGAATCTCTCGCAAGATAGCCGCTTCACGTGTAGCCCCATACTCTAAGCACATTTGATAGTGCCTAACGATTACTAGGGTTATTTCGTTCGCGGTCATTCTTTCTGCTTCTTTCTAGTCGGTTGAGTCGAAGATAATGTTTAGCGCAAAGCTCACGCGCCTTCAAAGGCAAATCGCAGGTCGGAACTCCGCAAGTCGTATGCTTCACGCCCGGTTGCTTAGTCCGAGTCTGAGCGATAAGGATAGCACCCATAGAAGTTTTGACGATCAGACCCGCTTCTTTTCTTTCCCTATAGTTTGCTAGGTAGTGTTTAGAGCAGAGACCTTTAGCCTTTACGGGTAAACCGCAGAAGCACATAAAAACCCTTTCGTCGGAGAGAACAGTTTACAACTTGAGAACTGTTCCTGTGAACTCGGTTGCTTGTTCGAGAACGAAGCAGACTAGACCGGGTTGGCTATCTTCCCCGCTTGTTAGTCGATACCAGTCTGAGCCGTTGTCGAGCGTCGCGGCTTGAACCCAGAAGCGGCTCGATCCGCGTTCGGTCGAAGCTATCTCTTGGACTCGTAGGTGGTGGAAGTGTCCGCTGGCAAGAATGGTCGCGGCGGCTATTGGCTGATTCCCGAAGGCTTGAGCTTTCCACCAATTCGGCACTCCTTCGGGGCGGTTTACTTGGTGTCCGTGTGCTAGCCCTAAGCGGTGGAAGTTGTCGCCGAAAACGTCCACGATTAGAGATTCGTCGTCCCGTTGCGGTTCTAAGAACTTGATTCCCAGACCGACTTCGTTCGAGAGCCGGGCAAGAGTGCGTCCGATATGGATAGCCCAGTCGTCCGTTGGAGTTCCCACCCGTTGCTTACTGACTCGCCATTGGCAATGATTCGACCCTACCGAAGCGTAAACAATCTCGGGGACTGCGCCCGCTAACTGCTTCAAAGTTTCCCAAGCAAGAGTCGTCGCAAGATCGACCTGCGCCATTAGAGACAAATCGTTCGACTGAAGTTGCGCTAGGTTCGCGGCGTTCCCGAAGTTCTCGATAGTGTCGCCCACGTCGCAAAAGACTACGCGGGTAATCTTCTCCCGCTTCACAACCGCTAGGAGAGCGTCTATCTTTTCGTGAACCCTAACGATAAGTTCTTCAGTTCCGCCCCTACTAGCCACCTTTCCAACCTGTAAGTCCGACCAGAGAACTACTAGAGCTTTACTGCCCGGTTCGGTCTTAGATTTCTTTATCTTTGTTTTCTTTGCTTGCGAGTAAAGAAGCGGTAAGTCGATAGAAGCGTTTACTTTGCGGAAGCGGAACTTGTAAGCGGTTAGCCATTCGCCGTCGTATCGTTGCCACCTGCTAGTTCTAGGTTCGCCGACGATCTCGATTTCGGCAGGGTCGAACCCTGCTTCTAGAAGGAACTGGTCGAAGTTAGGTTTATCTTCCACCCCGAAGCCGTTAGTAGTCGCTTCACCTTCAGACCCGTTGAACTCGACCGCAGGTTTCCAGCCGACGGGTGCGTCGATCTTAGGTGCGGGTTTCAGATTCTCAAGCATTACACGCACATTGTCTCGAGCGGTGAGCAGTCATAGCAGTTCGGCTAAGGATAAGTCCCCTGCGGCTAGTTTCTTTCCATAGGGCGTTCATATTCCAAGCGGGACTATCTATAGCTTCTAAAAGAATTTCTCTATCTTCTTTCGATAGTTTGTTTGCCACTCGAATAACCGGGCATTCGGGTTTGTTATCTGGCGGGGTTAGCCCGCTAAGTAAACTCATAGTTTCAGTCTATCGTTAGGTTATTAGAGAAGTCGTCTAGCAACGCGGCGGAAAGATTCACCGCTAACGCTTTAGGTTTGCGTTTCTTCGACTGCTTCCTAAGCCATTCGGCAAGATAGGGGCGGATAGACTCTAGATCGTCCGACCAGATAAGCCGAGCTTCGAGAAGTAGAGCGGCTTCTAGAACTAACTGTTGGCGGCGGTTCACTTCTTCTTCTCTTTCTCGATAATTGCTTGAGCGTTCTTATGCGCCCTAATCGCTTTCGGGTCTCGAGCGCCTTCGAAATAGCGCCCAGCGTGAAACATTATGTTATCTCGCACCCTGTTATCGACTTTCGCCTGTTGCGGCGCTGGGTCGGCTTTACGGGCGACCGGGTGAAGCCAAGTCTGATCGTGGCGCTCGGCTTCTAAACGTTTCCAGAATAGTTCTACTTCTTCAGCAGTTTTAGGCATTATCTTCCCCTTTGTCGGCTACTATCGCTAAAGCTAGTTCTAACACTCTTACTAAGTCCATTCGCCCGGCTCTCCAATAACTAGCCCGCAGGTCGAAAATCTCTTTATAGATTCGTCGGTTCTCGATCAGTCGTCCTTTGCGGCGTTCGAACTCAAGTTCGTTAGTTATCGACACTTTTCGACCCCTTCAGGATAGAGATAATCGCATTTATGTTCGCGGTCTGGGATAGGTTCTTGTCTTGCGCTTGTTTGCGAAGGTGCGTTAGTAGCTCGAGCATTCGTTGGCGCTCTTCGATACGTCCGTCTACTTTGCCCGAATCGTAGGCGATAAGTTCTTCGTCGGACATTGGTCGATCGTTCGGGTTAGGCACTTGCCGCCCCCTTCAGTTCGGTAATGGTCTGTCTAATCTCGTAGCACTTCCCGGAGTGATTCGAGCAACGCCCGTCGTCGTCGGCTAGAGCGTCGAAACAAATCTGGCGCTCGAACTTAGTTAGGACTCTTTCTCGTTCCGCTTTAGCCCCGAAGTAAAGTTCCGCCGAATGAACGTTCTTTGATTCGTCGGCAGTTTCGGAAATAAGCTTCATAAGTTCGAACAGTTCCTTTTGATAGTTGAATACTGGAGTTCTCTGCCAGTTATCTTTTATCGTTGCGATTAGGGCAATAATCCTGTTCCGCTCTAAAGTCCGTCCAATTGCTACCGCGTCCATTACCGCAGTCGATAGTTCGTCGCTTTCAAGCTCGATTTTGGTCATTTTCATACTTTCTAATCAGGTCGGTAATTTGTTTAGTTGGCTTAGGGATAGCCTTCAGTTCGGTTAGGATTTCCCGCCGCGCTTCAAGCTTTGCGGTCTTACGGCAAATGTCGAGCATTCGTCGCATTTCGTCATAGATCGGGGTATCAGTCAATTAGCCCACCATAAACCCTTTGTAAGTGGTCGATAACTTCTCGACGGGCGGCGTTAGCAATAGCCAGAACTTCGGGGTGTTGCTCCGAATAGGCTTCTTCTTTTGCGTCGGCGAACCGGGTCGCTTCGACCAGAATCTCGTTCACTAGGTCGATAGTGTCTTTTAGGCGGTCGCTCATAGGTTGTTGCTCCAGACCATAGGGCTTCTTTCGCTGGCGAGAGATCGAATCTCGAAGAGTCCGTCTAGGTCGGGTTCGTTCTTCATAATCTTTCGGGCGTAAAGAGCGGTGAAGTTGTTGTTTAGTTTGTATCCTTCGGAGTCGGTGAGTCCCGCTACGTGCCACTCCCAACGAAGTTTCTCGAAAAGGGTTTTGATTCCTAGCTTTGCTTTACCTGCGGCTCTCCATTGGCGGGCTAGGCGGACTAACTGCTTATAGACTTCGGGGTTCTGAGTATCGAACTCGATAAACGCTTGTTCGATCTTGTTGAAAGATTCCATTATTTTTTGCTCTCCTTTATTCCTTTGATAAGAAAATAGGTAAATACGCTGAAGAAGATTAGGGCAATAAACCAGTTAGATTCTTTAGCAAGTTCATTGCTAGCCCACTCGACTAGGACAATAGCGGCAACTATGCCGAGAACGATCAGTAGTTCTTTCACGCTTCACACCCTTCTTCACCGCAGTTTGAGTCGCACGAGCATTCTTCGTCGCCGTCGCTGTAAAGCTCGACGTTCTGAAGAAGAGATAAGAACTCGAGAATCTTCGGTAGTTCCGGGTTCGTGTCGAAGAAGCGACCGATTCGGTTAGCGGCGAAAGCGATTCCGTCTTGGAATGCTTCGTTTTGTGCTTGTTTGAGTCCGCTGAAAGTCAGCGTTACTTCGTCGTCTGCTTTGTAAGGCATTATGCGTCTACCCTTTCGATAAGTCCGCGACTAATGGCTTCGATCTCGGCTTGCTCCCAAAGAGTAAGAATCGACTCCATTCTTGGCTTGTCGAACTTGTCTAACGCTTCGGTGAATAGTTTGTCGTAGCGGTCGAGTGCTTCTTCGAGTTCGCTATTCGATAGTTCGTCGAAAACCATTCCTGCTTTGCGACGCTCTTTCAAAATAGCTTCGATTTCTTCGATCGACTCTTGAGCTTTGAGTCCTACGATTAGGTCTTTTGCCCGGTGAGCGTCGGCGTAGGCTTCTTCGAAAGCGTGAAGAAGAGCTTTTAGGTTTGTCGTAGATTCGTCTTTGAAGTTAGTCATTATGCGATCACCGAGTCTAGAAGTTGAACTGCGGCTAGGTGCTGACCCTTTAGTGTTGTATACGTCGCACGAAGATTCATTGACTTTTTATCCCAGTAAGTTTTGCCGTCTGCTCCGACAGTTTTCTCAGCCTGTAGTTTGTCCCAAGCTTCATTCTTTGCGATCTCTAGAGCTTCTACTGCGGCGGTTAGAGTTGCGATTACTTCGGTCATTTCTTTTACTCCCTAGTTTCTGTAGCCCTTGTTGGCTACCCCTAGAGAGTATCAAAGTTTCGACTAAAAAGGCAGTATTTCAAGCAAGTTTTTTAGGTTGTTATCATTCCGTTACAAAGCCCTAAACCCTTGATAAATAGACCCTAGCGCCCGCTATCGGGTAGGTTTCAGGGGTCGAACCCGTCCAAAGCTTGCGGGCTTCGATCTCAACGATAAGGGAATCGTCCACCAAAACCCCTGCTTGAGTAAGAGAATCCCCGACCGCACGAACCAAATGGTCTAGATCAGGTTTCCCGCCCGGATAGTCCGCATACTTCGACTTAGCAGGACGCTCGATAAAGAAATCAACTTCGAGCTTTACGGGTTCGCTAAAAGGAGTAACGTCCTGCGACTCATTCAAAGCAATAGCCGCCGCCAACATAACCGCCGATCGCCACTCAGGAAGATACTTCGACGATTCGACCATAACCGCCCTACCGCCACGAACATAAGCAGTCTTGCTACCCTGCGGCGCGGGTCGCCCTTCGACAAAACAATAAAACTCTTTACGGGACACTAGAACGGCAAAGCGTCGTCGTCTACCGAAGTCCAGTCCGAAGGAACACTAGCCTTAGCACCCGCCGCGACAGGTTCGAAAGTTGTTCCGTTTATCGAAACCTTTACCGACTGACCGGGCTTACCTTCACGATCGAGCTTGACCGAGCCGTCCGGGTTCTTCCACTGCTCAATAACCGCAGAGTGAATCCCAGTAAAAATACCTTCGACTCCCAAATCGAAAGTTACAGGCTTCTCGAACCAAGCCGTGTAATTTCTTTGAGCAGTCTCACCATTCTTAGTAGTGAAATTCTCAGTAACGACAACAGCCTTGCCGTCCCAAAAAATCTTCGTAGCAAAACCTTTTACGCTGATAGTCGCCATTTAGCAACCCCTTTCAATAGATACTTCGAGCCTAGCACTCACGACCGACAATGTTCAACTTCCACGCAGTCCTTATGTCCACAAATACGCTCACCGGGCATAAACAACTCGCCGGCCACAAGCGGATTATCGTCCCGATCGAACTCCCCACCCCAAGGCTTACAAGGCTTACCGAAACCATAACTAATAGTCTTAGCGGGACGCATACGGCAACTAAAACACAACCCGTCTTTACGCTCGCGCTTATCCAACGGAACAAAGCTCACCTGCCCGCACCTGACGCAAACTATCTTCTTATCGTCCACCCTAAAACCTTAGCAGTTCCTAATAAACGCTTTGGGTTCTCGAAGGGAGAGAGAAGGGCTTAGTCAAGCTCCAACTCTCTAACGCCAAGGGACTCTTGGGTTTCGGTCGGGGTCGAGTCTTGCGATATCGACTATCTACGCCGTACGTAATAACAGACTTCTTCGGCTACTGGGTAGATACGATTCAGTAGCGCCGCTATTACTCTGCCGATCTCTCTTCGGCTTTTGCCCGGTCTAAAGCTACATTTCTACGCCGAGCGTGCTAAACAGTCTGGCTCTAACCCACTGAGACCGCGACTATGAATCGACGGGAAATTGACTTTAGTTCGGTTTAACGAGTTGGCACTCTCCGAACACTTGACCGAAGCCAAGATTTGACCCGAATAGTTCGGGTTTGTTGCTATTCAGTTATAGGAGTCTTTCTCTTTCTATTTGAAGTTATCGTCGTCGATCAGGAAACGTAGGGCGAGTTCCGCTTGTTGTGGGACAACCCCGTTTCCGCACATTTTGAGTTCGTCGGCTCGGCTTAGATTATGCCCCGTTATGTGTCCTTCTGGCAAACCCATTAGCCATTCGGTAAATAGCGAACTGAGTCTGTGCGATCCGTCTTTGCCGTCGGGCTTGGTCGGTGCGGGGGCTTTGCGCCCGATTATCTTCTCCCAGCGTTCTATCGCCGCCGAGAACTTGCCCCAGTTAGTTTCGCCTAAAAGGACTTCAGCTTCGATTCGGCTCTTCGGGTTGCCTTCTGCTACTTCTTTAGCGGTAGCCCCTTTAGCCATAGATACCCGCGTCGTAGGCATAAGCGTAAGTTGTTCTTGTATCGAGTCGGGAACTTTTAGCCCGTTGTTGAAAGCAAGCTCGGCGACCTGATCCTGAGTCTTTACAGTCGTCCCACGCTCTAACGCCGCCGATTCGCTGACCGCACCTGCGGTTGCGTTCGTAGTAGTAGGCGTTCTGAATAAAACTCGATCGTCGCCGTTCACTAGACCTTTTACGATAGTCCCAACCTGCGGAGAAGAACGTCGAAGCCCGGACTCGTAACCTTCAGCAATTGCGTCCCTAGCCTTGAGCGTCGGAAACAACTCCATTCGAACCGCAACACCAAGAGAGATACCCGGTATACCCCGATACTCCCCCGAATACCCCTTATCCCGTCGATCGAGATAGTCGTCTATTTCTTCGTCGTGATTACGAACGTGGGCGACTGTAGGAGTCGGTAGGACTACTTGCCCCCCCCCTAGCGGGGTAGGCGATAACAAAGACTCGTTCTCGTTGGTGAGCCGCCCCTGCGTCTGAAGCTCGAACAGTTGTCCACCGACAGTCATACCCGATTTCGGAAAGACTGCCTGAAACAACTCCGAGTGCTCGGAGAACAGGCTCTCCTTCTTGGTAATCCAAACCCGAAGATTCGAGTTCCAACTCGCTAGCGGCTTTAGCACTTAGTAATCCCCTTACATTTTCGATAACAACAATTTTCGGTTTTAGTTCAGTAATTGCTCTCAAGAACTCGAACCATAAGTTAGATCGAGTTCCTTCGGTTAGACCTTTTCGAAGCCCTGCGACCGATACGTCTTGGCAGGGAAACCCGCCCGTAAGAATCTCGACGGGTTCTATAGCGGTAAAGTCCACTTTACTAACGTCGTGGTAGTTCGGGACTCCGGGATAGTTTGCGGCTAGGACTGCGGACGGGGCTTTCTCCCATTCACAATGCCAAGCGACTTCTGCGTCGAAGATTTTGGCTACGGCTATGTCGAGTCCGCCGTAACCGCTAAATAGGCTACCTATCTTCATTAGCAAGCCCGTCGATAATCGCTTGACGAATCTCTGCGCCAAGCTCGTAGGGAATCATAGAGCGGGTTTTCGAACCCTTGAGACCTTGAGTTCCAGTTCTCGATCCACGCGGGGCGGCTACGTGGCAGTCCGAACCGG